CCCCGTCACCAACAAATGAGACCCCCCAAACCATCCCTGCGAAAAAACAAGCCGACGCGGCGAGGAAAGCCCGGATCCTACAAACTGCGCTTAACGCTTTTGGTGGATCCCAGAAAAAAAGGCAAACTTGTCGAGCTGGGACTTGGCACCAACGACAGAAAGGAAGCCGAAGAACGCGCCAACAGCATTATCAATGCTCTGGAATCCGCCGGACTCTACCGTCTTCCCGCCGTCCGCATTCTGGAACATCACGTAGCCCAATTTGGCAAGATTGAACCTCCCCCCTTTAAACATCCAGAATTGCCCCTATGGTAACACCCCTGGAAAAATTCCTGGCAAAACATCCCACACCCTCCGGCATGGATTCAAAGGAATGGGCTGTTCTGAACGCTGCCATGAAGGAAAACAAGTTTTTCTCTTCCAAGGTGGAGAATATCAGATTGCTGGAACGGCTGCACAGGTTGATTAAGAATTATCTGACAGGAGAAAAGGAGACTTTACCCAATGGGGAAACGGTTATCAAGGTAGGAAGCGCCGCGGACTTTTCCAACCAGGCACTTCAATGGCTCCAAACCGAGGGGCTTGTTCCACCGGACGCCGAAGGCCCGAAGTATCACAACGATATTAAAAACATCGGTGCTCTGGCCCGTCTGAAGCTCATTTTCAAGACCAACGTCCGGCAAAGCATTGGGGCTGCTCAATGGGAGGCATCCATGAAACCGGCCAATCTCAAAGCATGGCCTGCTTTCCGGTTCATCCGCTTTCCGGGAGCCAAGACAAAGCGGCTTGTTCATGTCGTCAACGAAGACGCTGTCCGGCTTAAAACCGACTTTACTTTTTGGGCAGACGAAATGAACGCCGCCAGCCTCGGGGGCTTTGAGGTCCCCTGGCCGCCGTTCGGCTTCAACTCCTACATGGATCAGGAGCCTGTTTCCCGGGAAGAATGCGAACGGCTGGGACTACTCAAACCCGGGGAGCCGTTGAAGCGTCCAAGGGGTGCGGAGCGCTTCGGGATTGATCTGATTGAACGGTACGGGTACGGCAAGAAGGCCAGTACGGCGAAGTTGCCGGAGGAACTGAAGGCCAAATTGAAAAAGGTCTATGAAGACCGCTGGGGAGTCAAACAGGACAAATCTGATGAGGTTGTCTTTCCCTCACAGGAAGTGGCGAAAAAGGCCAGGGAAACGGCGGAGAAAGTCATCAAGGTTCCCTCTGCTCCCATTCCTGCGCCAGCCCCAGCCGTCACGCACACGGTCAGCCTGGGAGATGTCCCCAAGGTGAAGATGCCTGCCCCGTTGACGGATAAGGAAGCTGATGACCTTTTGCGAAGCGTTACCGGGGAAGTGTGGGCAAAGGCATCCAGACCGGAAAAGAACGCTTTGTTTTCCTACACCGGAAATGGATATGCCCGCATCAACAACGATTTGAGGGAGGGGAAGTCCAACGCCAAGGCGAAACAGATCGCCAAAGTCATTGACAGATGCAAAGTGCCTCAAGACATGGTTGTTTTCCGTGGCTGTGGGGTTTACAAGGAATTGAAAGACGCTTTGAACTGGAAAGGAGAAGAAATAACAGACGAGCTGGTTGATATGCTCAATCTCTCCGTAGTGGGAAACCCTCTCAAAGACGAAGGTTTCATGTCTGCTGCCGTAGCGGAGGGGAAAGGGTTCATGAACCGTCCCGTGTTGTTCAGAATTCTCCTGAAGAAGAAAACCCGTGCCATTTATGCAGAGCCCTTTTCCAGATTCGGGGCAGGGGCCGGTAAGGACTGGGACGGCCTTAGCCCGCAAACCTATTTTAGCAGTGAGGATGAAATCATCATCCAGAAGGGAGGAACCCTCAAATTTCTCCAATTCCATAACCAGAACGGGAAATTGATCATTGACTGTGAATTGATACAATAATGATATGAAAGAAGAAACATCACCAGCGCACAAGAGAATTTGGGAGTCTGATTTCAAAGGATGCAAAACATCCCACCCTCTCCTGATGAAATGCCTCTTGTGCTCCAAGAAGAAGCTCAACCCGGGTAGTATGGAATGTAGCGCTTATGAGCGTAAACCTGATAGCATCCTCTACGATAACGCGGACTGCCCCAGCTTTGAACGCTGTGCTGACGCGGAAGGGCTGCGCTGGATTGAAGGATATGTGAAACTCTCCGGAAAGGCGTACGTTCCCCGCCAGGACGATATACCCCCGGCAGGGTGGGAAAAAATCAATAAGGAGTATGCGAAATGAAGAAAGAGAGGACCGGGAAGAAGGGAAATGTTTCCAAGTATAGCGCTGCCCTCTCTGAACGCATTTGCGGTCATATACGTTGCGGGGATAGTCTGAGGAAGGCTGCCGAAAAGGAAGGCATTCCCCATCCCACGGTGATGAATTGGGCCAGAGATAACACGGATTTTGCAAACCAATACGCGCGCGCGTGCGGGGAACGGCTTGCCGCCCTAGAAGACAAGTTGCTTGACCTTGTGGAGAAAGGGCATGAAGTGGCCCCACGTGCCGAAATAGGGGGAACCATGCTGCAAGCGGTCAAATTGGAAATAGACACGCTCAAATGGATGCTTGCCAAGCTGATGCCGAAGAAGTACGGAGACCGTGCGGCGCTGGCTCTGGAAGGTGGAGAAAAAAACGTAGAGGTGACCCATAAACTTCCAGCAGAAGCAATCGTTCCGTTAGTGGCAGCCTTGAGAGAAATATGGTCCGAAGAGGAAGAAAGCTAGGGGCTCCGGTCAGGCCGGAAGACTCTCCCGTCATCTTTGCCGCCCTGATTCTGGGGGAAACAGGGCTGTACAAATGGCAGATGCGGGCCCTTGAAAGGGCTGCCCGGGGAAAGCGGGTTGCCCTGCGCGCTGCTAATGGTTCCGGCAAGACGGACAAGGTAATTGGTATCCTTGCCCTATGGTTTCTCTGGCGCTACCCCCGTGGGCGTATGCCTATTACGTCCGGCTCATGGCGCCAGGTAAAAAACCAGCTCTGGCCTGCCCTGGAACGGCACCGGAACAACCCATCCCTTGCGGGCTGGAAATGGCTCAAGAATTGCCGCGTGGAAACGCCGGAAGGGGGATTCATCGAAGGCTTTTCCACCAACCACGCCGGGAAGGCGGAAGGCTGGCACGGGCGTGTGACGGACGAATTCAAGGATGAGCGGAAGGAACAGGATGAGGAAGACCCCCGCAGCGAGAAGAAAGCCCGTCTGTTTGACGTTGACGAGTTTACCGGAGATGATCCTTCCTCCCCCGTGTTTTTCGTGGTGGACGAGGCAAAGACGGTTCCTGATGAAATCTTTGACGCCATTGAACGATGTACGCTTCAATTCTGCATCTACCTTTCATCCCCAGGCAAGCCGGAAGGGCAATTTTATCGCTGTTTCCACGAGGAAAAAGACCTCTTCTGTCCGATGGTGGTAACGGCCTTTGATTGCCCCCATATCTCCCAGGAGCGCATTGACCGCATTCTGGCCCGTGTGGGGGGTAATGAGGATGATTCCTATTACCGTTCCGTCGTGCTGGCGGAATTCACGCTGGAAGGAGATTTGTACATCATTGACCCTGGAAAACTGGAATGGGGTCAGCGGCAGCCCTACGAGCCGCGCAGGGGGCGCCCCGTGGCCTTCCTGGACATTGCCGCGGGCGGGGATGAAACAGTCCTTGCCATCTGCGACGGAAACGAAGCCTGGATTGAATACGCGGAACGACAGCGGGACACGGTGCAGAGTGTCCGCAAGTGCATTGCCACCCTCAAGGGGCTGGGCATTGCGGATTGTGATTTGTGGGTGGACGCTCCGGGCATGGGCCTGGCTGTCATCAGCGATTTTAATGAATCAGGTTGGTATCCGAATGAGTTCTTTGGGAACAACCCTCCGGAAGACCGCGACCGCTACATCAATCTCTCGGCGGAATGCTGGAATGACGCCGGACTGGAACTCATGACCGGGCGAGTGCATATCAGGTCCGGGCGGCCGGACAAGACGCTTTTCGTGCAGTTGACTACCCGGAAGAAAGAATATGCGGACGATTCTAGGCTCAGGAACGAGAAGAAGGAGAAAATGAAGGCTCGCAACCTGTCTTCTCCTGATCGCGCGGACGCCTTGCTGGGGGCTATATGGGCTTCCTTTCGTGGATCTTCCGGAGTTTGGACAGGAGAGGGCAACAGGCCCATTGTGGGCAAGAGTCAGCACGCCGTCAAACATACGGGGAAATTTTATCCCATTTAGGACTGTTCGTAGCCCATTTTGACATTGTTGTACCCTCCCTCACGTTGGGGCGATAATGCGTGCATGAGGCAAGCCGCCAACTACAACGTACACGCCACGGAATCCCTGCCGCAGTCTCTTGCGCTGCATTTTATTTCTCCTTCCGGTGAGGATATGGACATCAGCGGCATGACGCTACGCGGCGCGGTGGTACAGGATGGGGTGATCATGCTGGACTGTGCCGTTACGGGGGCGAGTGCGGCATTGGTGACATGGCCGAGGCTGGCCGCCGGATGCGGCGCTTATGATATTTTTCTGACCGACGCATCAGGCAAAGAATACCCCTTGTTGAAGGGAGCCGTGCATGTAGTGTCCCGCGTTACACCTCCGGATGGAACGGAAGAGGCTGCGGCTGTAGCTGGTGCACTTGATGTCTCCATCCCCGAAGCGGAAGACGGCTCCGTGACCATTGTGGAAAACCCGTCCATTGTGGTCGAGGAACTTGTACGACAGGCCGAAGCGGCCCGGGATGAAGCAGAGCAGCTTGTGGAAACGCTGGAAGAACAGGTGGAAAGCGGGGAATTGGTCAATGAGGCTGTAGCAAATAAATTGCCGGACGCGCTCAAGGAGGCGGGCGTGGAATTGGCCGCGGCAACCGGGCAATCCTCCTTGTCCAGCGGAGATGCCGCCGACACCTGGACCATCGTCGGAGGCTACGCGATGACGTGGGGAGACGAGATACTGGCCGGGCATCTGCCCGACAGCTGCCGCCTGAAAAGCATTTCCACTGTGTATTTTTTTGACGATCCCGCCCTGAATCAGTATTGCCTGCGTGTCTGGAGGCTGACGGACGGAGCTTACAGCCTGATTGGCACCTCCGCCTATGTGTCCAACCTTTCCAGCGGTCAGACGGCCACGTGGGTATTTACGCCGGGCGTTACGTTGCAACGCGGGGATGTCATTATCATCCAGGTATGCGAAGGGATCGAGATGACGCCCTACGCGCTGGGCATGCACACCGTGCTTACGCCGTCCGTCCCTGGGCGCGGCCTGGTGACGGAGGTAAATAACCCGCCCGCCGTGAACGGCACGATGGCTCCCTTGATGACCGTAGTAGTGGACTATGACGACGGCATCACCCTGGGAGGAATGGAGCTGGCCACCGCGCGGCAACTGGACAGCTTGGGGCGGGATGTGCGGCAATCTTCCGCGACCGCCGAGGCTGCGGCGCGGACGGCAGGCCAATCCGCCACCACCGCGTCCACGGCTGCCGATAATGCCGCAACATCTGCCACCAGCGCGGCCAATTCCGCAACGGCGGCGGCTAATGCTCTGGCGGCCATACCGCAGGTGGATGTATCCGGCAACATGACGCTGGCCGGAGGTCTGACGGCGGCGGGGGCTATTAACGCCAATGGCGGCATCAATATTCCGCTGGCCGTGGGGGCAGTAACGGATACGTCAGCGGTCAACTTTTTTTATGCTATGGGTCTGGCAGGAGCCGTACAGGCGTTGATTCAGCCTCTGTACCTCAAAACCAGCTCCATGCCCGTAGTGGGGGCCGGCACTACTTCTGTTCAATATGCCGGACTTTATGCAACCAGTTCAACGTCGGCAGCCTCCGGATCTCCTGCACACAGTACGACCACGTTTACCTTTGAAGGGCCGCAGGGCCAGCATAATTACAGTTCTTTCGCGGGATTTTCGATACCGCTGTCCGGTTCAACAGCGTCCAAATTTACCTTTGGATTAGGCCGCGGATCAAAAACGGTAAGAGGCGGCCTGACGATGGATTCATTTTCCATGATTCCGGGCAATAATCTGGCCGTCAATTACGGAGAGATTATCGACATCACAACCACAGCGGTCCGTGATGCTGTCCGGGGAGGTTACGTGCTTAGAGTGCGGGAGATTTATTACGTCTCTTCCGGTGATTCATGGCAGGTGAAAACTACGGAAAGTTTTATTCCCGCAACTCAAAACCACCCATTTCCCGCCTGCCTCAACAGGCTCATTTTCATGCAGGAGGGGCTTTCAAGCATGTCGTCATACGAGGGGAAAGCGTCGCTTTATATTGAGCTGGGGGGAGGGCAGACAAACACTTTGTTCAAAATAGCCGCCCTCAGAGGCGTTTCAGGATTCGAAGACGGAATGGGGTTCAGCACGTTGGTGGCGGATGTGGAAAATCCCAATTCCTGGACTTCCTCGGTTCGCACGGGAGCAGGCAGCCGCTACCTTTATGCCAATGGGTTGCGCAATCCAATGTACGCTGCATTGGAAGCAATGGCCGTCAATGCCATTGAATCCGAGGAAACAGCGGATTTTGTGGATGTAAATACCCCCTTAGAATCATGAATATTTCGGAGATACAAATACTGTTCCCTCGGCCCGGCAAGTGGGAGGAATTCACCCTGACGGCCGTCTATCAGGACGCAGACGGGTACACCCGCATAGACCGCTATACGCAGGACGAGATTCCGGCGAACCAGGCTCCGGCAATGGAGTCCGTAGTTGCTGCGCTTGTGGGACTGGGTGAGGACTGGCAGGCCGTCCAAGTGTGGGCTCATCTTATGACGGCGACTGTCTACAATGAGGATGACCCGTATACCCCCACCGGGCAGCGGGATGAGGTTGCGCTGGATGTCGAGGCCGTCCATGCGGAAACCGGAGGGCGCAGGATATTTACGGTTTATGACTACCCGGTTTTTATCCTCACGGATCCCGCCGCCGTGGCGTTTTTCAAGCATTTCACTACTAAATAATATGAGTACGAATAAAGAAAAAGTGAGTTGGCTGACTGGTCTCCTGACCGGTTGGGGTATCAAAGAGAGTTGGGCAAAAGTCATCGCCGGAGCTGTGATTGGGGCCTTGGTTGCCGCGGGGATTCTGACGCAACCCGGCTGTGGTCATTCCGTGGACGTGACGCCGGGCCGCACCGAGGTATGCAAAGACGGCTCCTGCCTCGTCATTGAGCAGGGGCATATTTCCTATTCCCAGGCCCAGCCTGTTACGGACGTTCCGCCCGTTGTGCAAACTCTCAAGAAATAAGATCATGTGCAAACCCCTTAAAGAATATTTGGCCGTTGTGCGGGAATATAAGGATACGATTGTGATGTTTATCGGCATCGCGGCGTGCGTGTTCGTGTATTGCGATTTCCGCGCCCTTGCCGCTACACAGGCGGAGACGGCCGCCAAAACAGCGGAAATCCTGCGGACCATGGACGGGAGGCTTTCCGCCCTGGAACATCAGAGAGAAGGCCGTAGCGGTGAATAAGCTGCTGAATCCTTCCGTTCTTTTGCCGCTGATGGGGTGCGTGATGGGCGGCGTTTTTGCCGCGTGCGGCGACGCTCGGGCGGGGGCTGTCGCGTTCTGCTTCCCCATTGCGTGCCTTGTGTTCCTCCGGTGTGCGGAACGCTGACCAACTGTAAAGTTTTTCTTACAAGTTCCCTTTATCTCATAGCCAATAGTTTACAATATGAATCCTACAGAAAGAAAGATGGCCGCGGCTATCCTCCGCTTTGAAGACAGCCGCGTCACCGGGCCGGATTCCCTGCGCGTTTCCCGCCTTCCCGCCGCC